TAGGTAAAATTTCTACTTCTTCCTCTAATCTCTCAAAGAAAGTCATTGGTATCTTTACACATCTTGTAGGATTGTTAGATCTCTTGTCTTTTTCTTTTTTAGGGTAACGTTTTTGATGACCTAATTCTGCTTTAAATTCTTCAATCAACATTCTACCTGTTCGTTCTATTTTCATTTTCCATTCTTTGTTTTTTAAATAATTAAAAAATACTTCCATAGTAAAATATGCAAAGCCGTCCTCTATTAAAACTGAACCACTTTTGAATGAGGCATCACTTACTGCAGGGACACCATAGATATGATCTTCCAAATATTTCTTTAATAGTTCTTTTGGTGAAGTTCCTGGTGGAGGAGGTTGCACTGTTTCTGATTGTTTTAAAGTATCTAATATAGTTTGAAACTCATCTCCTTTAATACGTGGAGGCGCTATTGGAGTATGTGAAGCTATTAATCTTCTACATTTTTCCATATCCATCAGATAGTTAACATCTCTTGCAACAACTTGTTTACTACGCTCTCCTTCTTCTTTGTCATTATAGTGAACTGTAAATCTAAATTCAGGTTCAGGTTGATAATCTATTCTAATTAAAGCTGATAACTGTGGAAATTTTTTAACTTTATCTGACATGTAACCATGTTTTCTTTTAGCACATTCTGATTTAATACAATAATTTCTTATAGGGTCCTCTTCACATGTATGACCTGCAGTGGGTTTTTTCCAAGACTTAATTTTTTCTTCTACTTTTTTATCTCCCCATACATTGTCATAGAGTAAATATTCTCGAGCTGCATCTAATACTTTTTTATCCCAAGTATCAGGATATTTCTTTTTAGCAAAGACCATGTAATTATATAAGAAACGATCTCTTTCATCTTCCATTTTATTTTTTTGATTATACATTTGAGACATCTTTTGTAAGCAAGGTGGACCATCTGTAAATTCTTCTGCACCACCCACCAATACCTTTTTCATATGACTATCACCAAAGTCATTTAGTTCTTGTTCAGTTTTAGTATTAGCTTCTACAACTTGTATATACTGATCAAAGGTAAATTCTTGACCGTTTAAATTTAAAGCAACTCTTTCTTTTTTTCCGTAGTAAGGAAGATTAATAAAATTACCATTAGTATAAGTTCCATCTGGCCCTGTTCCAAGTTCCGTTTGCTTTGGATAAATTTCTGTTGTTGGTTTTAAATCTAGAGTAAATAATAATTTATCTAAAAAATTTCTAATAAAACTAGCTTTTACTTTTTCTTTTGTGTGAACATATAAATGTAGTCCACCACTTTTTGATCTAACAGGAATTAAAGGAAGATTATTTTCACTTATTTTTTGTAAATATTTTTGTGGACTAAAACTATGATAAGCTTTTGAGTCAACATCGATAGCACCAAAGCTAACCATACCATCATCGTCACAAGGTTGTATGCCAATAGACTTAACACCATTTAAATGATCTATGTAATCTGAATCTTTAATTGGTTTACCTGACCATCCATGATCAGCTTTTAGCTTACCTGTAGTAGGATCTTTAGAGGCACCTTTAATTTTAGCGTAACCATAATCACGCACTAATCCATTAAATATCTGAACAAACTTTTTTTCCATGCGAATTTTAAACAGGGTAGCTTCAGTC